CTTGGATATGGGTTAGACATTTTTGAACTATCTCTCCCTTTCTGAAAGAAAAAAGAAGTCAATTTTTTAGATCACGTCTTATTCAAGAAGATAATTATACTTTAATTTAAAAGTCCACGTAAGATTATCGCTAACTGTATCTGTTAATTCAATCTTTGGCGCCTGACATTTATAGAGGCGAGAATGTTTCGCAAATGACTCATTAGAGAGTGTACGAATTTCCTCAAGCTGGTTCCATGCAGTGTTTACAAGAGTTTCCACTTTTTCTACACGTGCATCTAGAATATAATGATTAACGAATGACATTATAATATCTTTGCTTGCTTGCGAAACCATCTGTAGGATTTGGAGAATATCCTGTTTCTTAATGCGTTGCTTTTCACGGTTCTGTAGCATCTGTTTCCAAGATTTTTCATCAATCTGCTTACGGAGATATTGCATATCAATATCTTCATTTGTTTTTTCAGTTACTACAGTGTTATGTCTATGAATTTCAATATCATCAATATGTGCAATAGTACGAATAATTTCACTAATTCCATAAAGTATCAAGTCTCTAGTTTTTTTCTTTAATTTAATAGTTCGCTGAGCAATCCGCGCTATTGCTACATATGTTTCATGATGATTATAACATAAGGCGCCTCCGCCTCCGCCACCATGCGGTAGATCATCTACATCGCGCGGAACAGATCCTTGAGTGCGACGCAAATACTCATAATAGTGTGGATTATGAACTTTCACATTTACAAGTTTTGCGCCAGTTTTCCAATCAAATGTTGTTTTACACTGAGTACACCACATCTGATCGCATCCAATCTCTTTATAGATTTCTGATCCACACTCAGGGCAATTCCTACACTGTTTTTTCTTGAGTTTTACTGATTCAACATTTTCTTGTTTACATGTGTGTTCAGCATCTTTATTAAGCCCCTTAATCTCATAGCATTCAGAGCATACTAGAATAGAACAGATCCCGCATTTATACTGTGTATTAAGAAACCCGCGACAGTCGTTTGCGGGACATGCTTTATGAAACTCTACTGTACGCTGTTTATTCAAGCCAGGTTGTACATCTCCTTGTAGAGGCAGTTCTTCTCCGCGTAGAAGTGTATTTCGTATATTAATTTTATTATAGTACTGTCTTTCCAATTTGATTAGACAGGCTCTTTTCTTCTCAATTCTCTCGCTTAAGGGTTTTAATTCTATATCCATATCTTTTCCTCGGTTAATCCTCTCAATCTTAGCAACACGTAGAGGCAACATGGACTTTTGACGCGCCATCAGAATATCTTCACGATGTTTTTTATATGTCTGGTTGACAAATATCCCAGAAAAGGACTGAATTGTGAATTCTTTGGACCATTCGCGGCGACAGTTCATACAATGAGCATCCTGAATAGACCCTAAGAGATATGTTTGACAACAACCACTACACGCTTTATATTCACACAAATGGCACGTAATTGGCTTTCTATTTGCTGTACGAAGAAACTTTTCAGTACAGACTGGGCAGGCAGATATATCAGTCATTGTAAAATTGATGGCGAGGGTCTAAAGAAATGGGAGGTTCAATTTTGCGAGAGCGCCTAAGAAAAAGATGGTGAAAATAAGTATGAACGGAGAGACTATTCAAGACAAGGGTGTTGTTGGAATTGCAAATGTAGGAAATACATGTTATGCGAATGCGGCTCTTCAACTCTTTCGCCATTGTCCAGAATGGTCTTCCTTTTGTCTACAGGGGCTTGCTCAGAAAGAGATTCAGGATCTAAGTGGAAACCCTGCAAAAGTGCTGAATGGATATCTTGATATCCTAAAACCTTTATGGGCAGGTGGAAAACCATCATATATTCGACCAGCTGGCTTCTGGCAGATGATGTCTGAAGTAGTCCGAGGTACAATCTATGAGGATTTCCTTATTCGTATCCCGCATGATGCGCATGAATTTCTTGTATGGCTTCTAGATCAACAGTACATTGCTACTCAGAAAGAACGTAACTTTAAAATAACGGATGTAAGAAATAAAGATGACAAAACTGAGATAATGGCTCGTGAGGCTGTAAAAGCTTGGATCGATGCCTTCAAGAAGACATATTCTCCTCTTACAGATTTATGTTTTGGTCTAATTCGAACAACCAGCACCTGTCAGGGATGTGGGGGAGAAACACGATGTTGGGAAACATTTAATATGCTGAAGGTTCAGCCAGGAGGGGCTGGCGAGGATAATTCCCTTACAGGGATGTTGGCGAGGGAGTTAGCCACTGAAAGGATCGATGACTTTGCGTGTGATAAGTGCAAAGAGCGTTGTACAGTTGAGCGGGCGCATCACATTTGGCGGCTTCCACGAAATCTATTTATTGTGGTGCGACGTTTTAATCCCAATGGAACAAAGAATCAGATACCGCTTCAATATGATGGAAGTACTTTGAGTTTTGGGACATCTTTCGCGGAAGAGTCGCCTGAAGTTAGCAAGGGCTATAAGTTCGACTTCTATGGGGCGGTTGATCACCATGGACATCATATGGGTGGACATTATATATGCCAGGCATTATCTCCCATGTCAGGGAAGTGGTGGTTATATGATGATGAAACGGTCCATGCGTTGGATGGGCCAAAGTTTGGCTCTTCAACGTATATTCTTGGCTTCAAAATATCTTCTTAGCGTCTCTTCTGCTGTCGTTTCCGCTGTTTGCGGGTTCGCTTGCCGCCGGCCATATTATTACTAGTCTTCTTATTTTTGTTATTGCTGCTGATATTGCTGCTGTTGCTGCTGTTGCTGGTGTTGCTGGTGTTGCTGGCGTTGCTGGTGTTGCTGGTGTTGCTGGTGTTGCTGGTGTTGATATTGCTCCTGCTGTTGATATTGCTGCTGTTTTTGTTGCTGCTGATATTATTAATTTTATTACTAGCCCCACTGTTAGCCCCACTGTTAGCCCCACTATTCACACCACTGTTAGCCCCACTATTCACACCACTATTAGCCCTACTATTCACACCACTATTCATGCCACTATTTGTCACACTATTAAGACTACTATTGCGGCTACTATTAACACCAACCGTTGTTGCTCTATTATTCCTAGTAGGCTCTGCTCTAGAAATAGTAGAACCCATCTTATCTAATAAGTACTCTGAAATCCTTCAACGTGTCCATCGCTCAAAAATACAGTTCTGACGCGCCCAAGCCAACCATATGAAAGTCCATTCCCGCATTCTCGAAAATGGATATGAGGTTCTAGGCGACCTTTCATAGGAACTGTATATGCCTGTGGCTCGCGAACTTTTAGGAGAGCTACTCCATTTGAATCAGCCGTGGCTACACCCGCATTTTCATAATCAGTGTAAGCCTTCTGCCAGTTATTTGTGTGTTTTAAATGTTCAGCCGCAGGCTCCGCTGCCCAGAATAGCACTTTTGCCCCGGGATTAATATTTACTTTTACTTCGCGAGTTGCTCCAGGTGGTACGCGGTCTCTAAGAACTGAACATGGAACTATGCTACCGCCAAGAAATGGGAGATATGTATCACGATTAAACGCAAGGTAAAGGGCTGAAAGACCAACAAGAATATAAACTGTACGAGCAATTACACCTTTTCCAAAGAGTTTCGCAACTAGATCAAGTTTGAAGGCACCGAATAAACCCCAGTTAACACCACCAACTATAAGAAGTACCATAGCAAGCATGTATAACTTTTTTAGAATATAATGGTATGTCTCCATCTATTTATATTATATTAAAATAAGGTCTAAAAATAGAATAATATAACAAGTAATGAACTCGCAGCCGACATTATTTCTTCTCTCAGGTTGGTCATGCTCAGGAAAGGACACTGCAGCAGATTTCATCTGTAAAACATATGGTCTCAAGAAGTTCGCATTCGCAGATGCTCCGAAAGTGGCAGTGGCAGAAAAATATAATTTTCCATTTGGATGGACCCATACACAGGATGGGAAACAACTTAAAATCCAAACAGACACTGGTATGCGCACTGTAAGGGAACTAATAATTGACTATGCTAATTCTGAGAGGACTAAAAACCCTTTTGCATGGGCAGAAGTAATTGCTCAACAGATTCGCCAGAGTCTTACAACTGGTCATACCAAATTTGTTATTAGTGATTGGCGTTTTATAGATGAACTTACTGGGCTTCAGAGAGAGTTATATGATCTTAAACCAATAATCTATCCTGTACAAATTGTTCGACCTACACAGATAATTTCACCAGTGCCAGATAAAACTGAATATGAACTTATTGGATTTCCATTTCATATTCGACTAGAAAATCCTGGAGATCATTTCTTTTTTACAAATATTGGGCGTATATTATATCCTTTCCTTACAGAATGAGTTATTGTAAACTTCGTCGCAATATGGCGAGTGGTTGCGCTTCTAGTGATAAGCCATCTAATGCTTCCCTAGCATCCGAAAATAATAAGAAGTTCGATGCTATGATGGCTGAGCGCGCACGGCAAGATGCCCTTCTATTTGGTATAGAATCAACACATCCAGCATCAGCACATCAACAAAATAATCCCATACCTAAGAAGTGATATGGGGGGAGTTCATGCTACTCAAATGGCGCCACCTAATGCTAAAGAATCAAAAGGAAAATATGTAGCAAATTGGAAAACAGGATACCGCTTTGCAACAAACTCAATTCATTCAGAAAATTATCCTGAAGCAACAAAGAAACCCGGTCCACTTGGTTCCGAAATATGGGGGCCTTACAAGAAGAAATACGTAAAATCTATGTTTGGACAAATGCTTTTTGAGGCACCTGAAAAGGTGGATGATGTCCCGATACTCTGTAGATGTCGCGAAATTTATTCATATGTAAGAGGTACCGATGGTTCTAGATATATGGGAGCACTCGGTGCTGTAGCAATCGGATCTAAAAGACCCGCCTGTTGGGATGATGCCCAAACTATATGGGACCCAGCGGGAGGTGATACGTTTACTGTTACAGTTGGTCATCCGCAGTTTTATGAGTATATGGTAAGTGCAAACGGTACAATAGGCATTGTAACAAATTTAGCAAAATCATTAATAGGTGGCACAAGAAGACGAAAAACAAGAAGACGAAAAATAAGAAAACAAAAAACAAGGCGCTCTAAGCGACAACTCTAAGGGATAAACTCAAACATACATTCCCTGGGGTGGCTTATCCTTCTCCTCACGCTTATTCAAGAAGAGTTTGATATGATCTTTCTTGAGTACAAAAGGTAGACTAAAGTCCACAATATGAAATGGTAGATCTTTTGTATTATACATACGCAACATATTAATTTTCTGCGCAATTTGGATTAAGCAGCGACGTAGTTCACGCACACCAGATTCTTCCTTACAGTATGTTTCAATTATATATTCTAGAATATCTTTGGACATTGCGACCTTCTCGCCCAGATTGACTTCTTTAAGTGTATCTGGCCACAAGAACTTTTCTGCGATTGCAACCTTCTCTTGTGATTTATAACCTTCAAGCTGAATAACAGTAAAGCGATCAAGCAGAACGCGGTCTAATTTATTAATATCATTAGCACTAAATACGAACATTGCTTTCGATAGGTCAATTGGGATTCCACTCAAATATTTGTCCTCAAAATAATCATTCTGTACAGGGTCTGTAAGATGAATTAGGAGATTTTGTACTTCCTCGCCCTTAGGAGTAGCAGAAATCTTATCAATTTCGTCAAACATGAGGACCATTGAAAGGCTCTTAGCAGCAACAAGACTATTTACAATCTTTCCTGAATGACTTCCCTCATAGACTGGTTGATGACCGGTATATGTTGATGCGTCCGAATCGCCTCCAAGACTAATGAATTGGAAAGGCCATTCAAGCGCTTTTGCGATTCCGTTTTTAATGAGGGATGTTTTTCCTACACCAGCTGGGCCAACAAGGAGGAGACTTAGACCACGAGAATCAGGATTTGTAACTTTAGAGGCGATAAACTGGAGAATCTGTAGTTTTGCTTCTGACTGACCATAAATCGAACCATCTAGACATGCTTTGGCTTTCTCCATGAATGTACCGCATCGATCCTGTCCATCATCCAATTTAACGGGCATTTCTTTGTACTCCCCCAGAGGAAGTGATGTGGCTTTCTCTACCCAATTGCGCATTTTGAAGTATTCACTGCTAGTTGGATCCAGCATCTGTAAGGAATTATATTTAGAGAGAATGAGACTTTGAATTTCGGGTTTGACCTTCATGGTCAAAATACGAAACATCATGTTTTGACCATTTGAGCCCGCATCCGCTTTTGGACGACGTTCGAGGCTCTCAATCATACTACGCTGTTGCGTTTCAGGGAGTTCCTTGAACTGATCAATCTGATCGTCAATTGTTGTCTCCTCTGGAGGGGTAGAAATGAGTTTTACAAACTTCTTTACAGATTCTGGTTCTTTCTTCATATTATGGCGTTTAGGAACCATCTTATTTTCAAACATACCTTCATCGCCGCCAAATGAACCGAAACTAATACTAATACCTGTAGGGACAGGTGCTTTCTTCTTGTTTATCTGTAAATTTTTCTCATTATCATCCTCATCCTCACCCTCATCTAACTCCATATCATTCTGTTCTTGCTCCTCATCCTCCTCTTCTTCATCACCCCCCTCCTCGTCCTCGTTATCCTCATCTTCGTCTTCCTCATCATCATCATCATCATCACCATCATCATCATCTTCTTCGCGTTTTTTTACAAGAGTATTTCGCTTCTTAGGAATATCCGCAGGCTTTCTTGAATCCTTCAGAAGTCTTTCACGAATTTTTTTCATGGCCTTCTTGGCTGCCGTGCGACGAGGGGGTCTCCGCCTTTCTGGAACTGATTCTTCATCCGAGGTGTCAGTGACATAATCGCTCATCTCTTCTTCCTCTTCACTTGAATAAGCAATTAGATCTCTAATGTTTCCGCGACTGTCCACACTATCATCATCATTATCAGCACCACGACTTTTACGTCGTTGACGTTCATTATCGTAATTCTTTTTAACAGGCATTCTAGTCTTCTTGGAGGTTTTATCCATTTCTCTAATTATTTTTCAGAGTATCGAGGTTATCAATTTTTAATTAAAGCTAAAACAGATTTGTTTTAAATTTTAATTAAATACTACAAACTTAATTGCGGCGATTCTTTCGGTTCTTGCGAGAGGCCTTGCGATTCTTACGGGAGGCCTTACGATTCTTACGAGAGGCCTTACGAGAAGCACCACCGCTGCGCTTGCGGCTGAATACATTGCGAACCGCGGCATCAGCGTGACCAGTTACGCTGCGACCAATCTTATCAACACCGCGAATGCCAGTGCTCATAACATTACGAGCCGTATTTGTAACAGCAGCAACAGCCTCCTCACCAGCCATAAAGGCGTGGTGGAATGGGCTATATACTTTAGAAACTAGACCACTATTCTTACGTGTTGAAGCGCGGCGGCTGCTGCGACGACGAGTATTTACCATTTCTTCTAACTAACCGGGATATAATATTTTACGCAGCCTGTAAGTTATCAATTACATCCATAAGGGCAAACTTTGATTTCTTTGAAATACTTGGCATATCAGATGCCGAATACTTAATAACATCCTTAATTAGAGGAGTAATTTGATCATTCACAATTACTTTTAGTTGAGTTAGATACTCGCCACCATTCTTCTTAAAAATCTTTGTCATGCGAAGAATACAATCACAGTACTCCTCAATAAGTTTAGATTTATCATCATCTTTAGAATGTGTCTTAATCTGATTAACTAACATTGTAAGGGTCCCAATAAGCATATCCGAGTTCAGAACTTCTCTATGTGCTAGCTCCGCTAGAAACTGGCTGTATCCAAGACGATATATCTTCTGTTGATTTCGTTCAAGAAAAGATGAATAATCCTTAATTTCACTTTCATCTACCTCTTCAAAAATCTGCATGAAAGACCCCTGCAGGGAGATCATCTCATTTGAAAGTGTATCATATGATTTTATAAGTTCACTTATAAGTCTAGCATAATGGGGGCAGTATATTTCCTCAGCCGCAGCTTTCTTAAAAACTAGAAGCATAAAATCCTTAATAAAGTCAGTTTCACCGGAATCAAGAATCTGTTCAAGAAACTGTTTAATTTCGTCGTAATTTGATGGACTGAATTTATTTAGTTTTCCATTAATAATTGTATTTAGAATTTTATCTTCAACCTTATCATTCTCACAGTTTTTAAACTTACTAACATATTTTTTAAGATGATAAGGAACGGTGGGCTGCTGTTGCTGTTGTTGCTGTTGTTGCTGCTGTTGCTGCTGCGGCTGTTGTGGCTGTGGTTGGTGGTGGTAGTGGTGTGATTGATGATGTTGCGAATTCACAGATATCTTCGCGCCACTTCTCCATGAATATGGAACTGATCGAGTCACACTTTTCCACTCATCAGGATTCATTTTTACCTTGATGGAATTTACAGTTTGTAACAGTTCATCAGGGATACTTTTTGCATTCATCCCATTCTTCAGAGCTAAAACAGCAGTAATCTTGAGAGGGATAATTATGTTCCCTCCGGACATACTAACTTTCTCAACTTTTTTTATTTGATTCATCCTTAACATAATTACGTAATTTCCCTTTAACACCAGTTAACCCCATCTTTTAGATGGGCCTCACATTCGATATTCAGCATGTACTTAAGGAATCACAGGGTTCTTCTATCCCAACAATCATAACACATGTAGGGGAAACTGCACTAGCAAAAGGTCTAACTTTATGGTCAACTGATGAGAAAACCTTAAAAAGAAGGGCTGATAATATTCTCTTACTCCGAAGAGTATTGGCAGATACACCTCACTTAGATGAAACTCTTACAAGTCACTTTCAAACAATAAAAGAGAATGAATATATATTTAATTCAGATACTTCTGAATGGAAAGATAAAACATCTGAACAGATTTTCTTTGAAAAAGATGGATTTGGCGAACACTTAAATCATATTCCTGGAATTGTAGCAATCCTTGTCTTTCTAAAAGTATATCTTGCCCCAGTTCTTGCTATTGCTACACCCTTTCTCATTTTTATTCTACCATTTTTCATGTTAAAATATGTATATAATATTAAACTTCCTTGGAGCCAATATCAAGAAATGGCACTAAATATGTTTATAGGAGAAAGAAAACTTACAATAAACTCAATAACAAAGGTCCTATATTTTGTGCTAAGTATGTCACAATCAATAGTTCAACCATTTTTTACAGCAATCGCTGTGAAAAAACTAGATACCCTTGTAATTCAACGAGCAAACTCTATTAATCTCTGCTACAAATCTCTGCAGGGGGTTTTCTCTATATTTCAAGATGCAGGAATTAATTGTCCAATAATCCCTGGAGAGTTATCCTCATCAGGATATGTGAATTTTGCTCAAGATAAGGATATGCGATGGACAACAGTGTATTTAGGACAGATTATTGGAGACGCAGAGGTATTATATCGATTGGCAAAGGATACACGATTTAACCGTCCTTTATTAACTAGTCAAATAAGTCAAATAACTCTAGAAATAACTGGATTTCATGATATAATGATATCTCCAACCATTGCTAAAAAAAGCTCTGTTAGTTTCACATCTACATCAAATCACAGTCTTCTTACTGGCCCAAACAGAGGGGGCAAGAGTTCTAATCTTCGTGCTATTCTCCAGTGTGTCCTCTGGGCCCAAACATACGGTGTTACTCCAGCAACATCCTATAAGGGAAAATTATTTGATTGGATCATAAGTTCATTGCGCGTAGAAGATCGACCTGGGACATCATCTCTATTTGAGAGAGAGATTGAAATAGCTACTTCTATTCTTAAGCGTAATAGAGGCCGCGGTCTTGTTCTTATTGACGAGATTTTCCATTCTACAAATCCACCTGATGGAGAAAAATCTGCGAGAATTTTTCTCGAAAAGTTATGGAAAAAGAAGAATATTCTCAGTTGTGTTAGTACGCATGTATATAGTATTGTAGAAACATCCCCTACAGAGGTTCAGAAATTATGTGCGTATGCTGAAGAAGATGGGGATAATAGTGATATTTGGTATAGCTATATACTTCAAACTGGCATCTGTAAGGTAAGTTCAGTAAATGAGGTTCTACGAGAGAAGGGATTAGTAGTGATTTAGCTGCGGACAAAATATAAAAAAAACTGATTGATGTCTTCTAGATGAACGATTCCATTATCATTGGGTCCGTGATAGTATTAGTATTCGGCGCTCTATGTTACTACCTTTACAGCAGATTGTTATACAGTGAGAAGCGTGTTAATGTTATGGAGAATATTTTACTAGATCTGAAGACTGCTTCAGAATCCTGGTTTGTACCATCTGAGGAACATCAACATTTTGAACTATCACAGTCGCAGCAACAGGAGCAGGAGCAGGAACAGGAGGAGGATAAACAGAATAATCTCCACGATGCTCCTATCAGCACAGAGCCGGTTATCGCAGACACACTTCCTAATCTCACAGAGCCATTGGCTCCAACTACAGGACAGAAGCTCAGTGCTAATTACGAGGCGATGAACATTAAGGAATTACAGGCCGAGGCCCGAAATAGAAACATCTCCGGTCTTAGTTCATTGAGAAGAAAAGAGTTAATTGAACAGTTAAGAAAGTCTGATGAGAGTATGAATGAGACTACATCTACTTCAGTAATACTTAACTCTTTTATGGAGAGTGCTGCTCCTATAGAGGTTTCAGCATAGTGTCCCGATATTATACTTATGGGTTATTAGAGAGGATGTCATCTGAAGAGCAGAAGAAACGTTATGATGCTGCTATGTTTATATTACGCTCACATCCAAATTATTATAGTAAAAGTCAGAATAATGTAGCGACTGAAAAACAGTTTACACAGCCTGCGTCTTCACTAAATGCTCGCTATCCCGGATATGCTGCTATTACACAGGACGCAAATATATTTACAGACTACAGGCCTAAATGTGAAAAGAATATACCTACTGGTCAACAATTCGCAACTAGGCAATGGTTTCAGCATAATGCTGAAAGCATTATCAAGTTATCACGCGAACGGCAGGCAAAAGCGACTGGCGCAGCGTTTGCCTCAGCAGATACTGTACCTCCTCCAGTGGCAGTTGTAAAATGCGATACAGCAAAATGTGAATACTATCCTTCTAATAATCTTTCTTCACAGACCCCTACAGGAATAGAAAGAGCAGATAAAGCACCACCTCTGTTTGGTACATTTGATTTCGCTTATAAACCATCAGCGCCAAATTCAGTACAAGGCGTTACAAGGCATTTTGAGGGCGGGCGAAATTCTCTCCGAGGTTAAACTTTAACTACAATTTCATTTACTGGAAACATATCCTTCTTCGTTGAAGAGGCTCCGTCTTTTTTATCAATAATTCTTTGAATATGATCATCTAAATCATTTAATACAATTTGCTTCAGAACACCTTTCTTCTGATGAATCATCATTGTGGCTTCAACCGCCAGTTTTTTCAGTCTACTGTTTGAGTCTGTAAAAACTTTCGTGTGCTCCATTGTACCAAGAATATCAGGAAGACTTACATTCGAATCTTCGAATAAAATCTTGAATTTCTCAATAACAGAATCAGGAATTGTCGGTGCCTGTTCAATAAGTCTATCTAACTCAATACGGAACATTTTTAGAAATGATTTTGAGTCAATACGTTCATCAGGATGAAGACGAAGTTCAATACTTATTAAACGATTGAATTTGCCCCACGAAACAGCGGATGTTCTATGTGTTTCTGCGCACTTTGAATAACTATAATAATTTGAAAGAGTTGTTAGTATCCCTGCAATAATTGAAACGCCACCTACACCAAGTTGAGCATATCTTTGACTCTGAGTGTCATCTCCAAAGAAACTCCCCATGCCAAAATTCGCAGTCCCTGTAAGGGTGCTCATTATAATAACTGGAATTATCAATGATTGATCATATCTTTTAAAGAGACTTGCTGTTGTTTCATGTAACCAATGATATACAAGTGCTTTATCTCCCCAATCTGCTATTAGATCCTCAAGTTCCTTTGTCCAACCATTATGAAATTTCTTTGGCTCTGGTTTATCTTTCTTTGGCTCGGGTTTATCTTTCTTTGAAGATCCTGGCGAAACAACTTCCTGATTTTTAGGGGTACTACTATCACTCGCAATAGCAAATTCCATCTACTATAGGTTGTTTAAAGTTATATCCTAATATATTAAGAAATGACTACAAATTCTGTAGTCTGTTTTGATATTGGTATTAAGAATCTCGCATTTTGTCAGTTAGCACTTAATACTACTACAAAACAGTACGAACTCATTGGCTGGGATAATGTAAATCTTTTAGCAACAGAACTAGATTCTACTCCAGCAAAAAGTTGTTTCGGATGTAAATCAAAGGCAACATACGAAGGAGGGTCTTGTAAGCGCCACTGTGTTAAGACACCTTTCCAGGATCTATCCGGAAATATACTTACAAAGTTTCCTAGTGTAACAGTGTTAAGGGAAATTCTATTACAAAAAGAACCGACTATTAAGAAATCCTTGCAGAAACAAGAACTAATTGATGCTCTTAGAAAATACTATGCTCTTCCCTTACAGGTTATTAAAAAAACGAAGGTTGCGCAAGTAAATCTTTGTTATCTTCATGATTGTATAAGAAAGTTTGTAGGAGCGAATGCGGTAGCCTGGAAGGAAGCAGCCGAAATATGTCTTGAGAATCAGCCTGCTTTTAAGAATCCACAAATGAAGTCTGTTCAGATGCTACTTTTTGCTACAATTCGAGATATGCTTCAACCTGTACCGCCTCCGCTACGACTTGTACATGCTTCAATGAAGGTGAAGGGGGCAACTGTTGGCGATACTGGCTATGATGAACGAAAGAAGGGTTCAAAGGAACGTGTTAAAACTCTCGCATCAAAAGTTCTTGATCCGAAGAATTTATTTAATAAATACAATACTGTTACAAAAAAGGACGACATGGCGGATGCATTTTGTATGGCGGTCGATGCGCTAGCGCGCTAAAACGCTCTTAAAAGCTACGAAATACAAAAGAGATAGGAATGTCTGGAGGAGTTACGATTCGAGACATGGAGGCTCTTGCAACTTCTCTACCCGACATAAATGTTCAGCACGACCTTGGTAATGTAATTGAAATTAGTGATTTAGGAGGTGATGATTTTGGTCTTTTAGCAAATCCAAGAATGATGGGTGGCAGTAGCGGTCAACAGTCTCAGTCCCAGTCAAATACAGTTATAAATGTACAGCCACAGGGGGTTGGTATGTCAGAGGTAGATATCACGAATATTGATCCTCTAGAGCCTATTCGTATGAATATTCCTGATGCTAGTTCTGGATTTTCTATGCCGGCTGTGAATGTTACATCAGCGCCATCTGACCATATATTCGGAAACTCACAGAGTTCTACTGGGCTATCTGTAAATCTTACACCCGTCCAAGCCCCTCGCGATGTTGAAGCAGAGAATAAGGAAAAGACTGAATATATTAATAAGCTTGCGCGCCTCGAGAAGAAGGGATTTCCTGTATCACGCCGCTATACTCTTGATAATACTCTAGACGAGATTAAAGGAGAGTTCTTTCGTCTTGTGGATGCACGTAATCTTGAAACATCCGTGAAATTCCAGCGAAATATGATGATGGGTTTCGTAACTGGTCTAGAATGGATGAATAATAAGTTTGATCCATTTGATCTGAAACTGGATGGCTGGTCAGAGTCAGTTCATGAAAATATGGAGGATTATGATGATATTTTTGAGGAGTTATATGATAAGTATAAGGAGCGTGGCAAGATGCCACCTGAAGCACGCCTGCTTTTTACTATGGCTGGTTCAGGTTTCATGTTTCATGTTAGCAATTCATTCTTCAAGAGTAAAATGTCTGCCTCATCCGCTGATGATATTTTCCGCCAGAATCCTGAATTAGCACGCCAGTTCGCAGCCGCAGCGGCGCAGCAGGCTGGACCTGGCTTTGGCAAGTTTATGGGTTCTGCTATGGGTATGCCGCAACAGCAACAGCAGCAACAGTATGATCCGAATGTAGCAGATCCTGGGCCAGGTACCGGTGCATTCTTCGGATCTCCTATGGCAAATGTTACAATGTCAGCTGCTTCTGCGCAGCCACCCCCAGTACGTCGCCGAGAAATGAAGGGACCAACTGGTGTAGATGATATTCTAAAGACGTTTGAGGAAGTTCGCCAGGCGCAGGAGAGCCCTACAATGTTCACCCCTCCAAATCCAAATCCTGATAACAGGCCAGCAATGGTAGCGGCGAGTGAAATTCAGAGCCAGGATGATATGGGCTCAGTTGCTACTGGCAGAACTGGGGCTCCTAGAGGAGGTCGTAGCGGCGGTCGTCGCACAAAGGTGCCTGTTGAACAGACAATTATGTTGAATGTATAAGATCCTTCAATCTAATCAGTTAATGAATGATTGATATATTATATCATGTAATGTTTGCCAGACAAATAAATCATTTATTATTCTATCACTATTTTTAACTCTAAAGAATAGTGTATTTTGTTTTATACACGTAAAATCAAGTTTATCTTCTTGAAAAAATTCTAAATAATTTGCCAAGTTCCATATTAGATGCTGACAATATTCATCTGTTACAACTGATAAACTACAATCATCTGGAGAATTATATATAACTGATTGTTCTAATGACATATCTGTAACTAAATAATTTATAACATCTTTACTAAATACCATCGTGTAACCTGCTATGAAAAGCCTATGTTTATCATGATAAAATGTGAGAGGATATCCAGCTCTACACTTTTCTTTCGGAAGATGCGCTAAAAAAGAGGGTATACCGAAAAAATTTATGAATGTTGAGGAATTTACACGAATAATAAAATCATAATCAGAATCTAGAAGTTTACATGCGTTATAAAATTTCATGAACATTCCAGGAGTAAAAGAGGCATCTGGGCTAAGTTCTTCATCATCTGCTAAGCAATAACCTTCTGGAAGTTCCCCATTTAGAAGGAATTTATACTGAACACCAAGAGCCTTCATTTGTTTCCGCCGCATATTATCAAATTGTTCATAGAGCGGATCATTGCGACTTGAAATTATAAAAACATAATACTTCATTCTATGAACTATTATGTTTAGAGTCAAATATTTATAATTATTTACGCTTTCTGAATTAAGCCGAGATTTATACCATATACCTTCGTAATGAGTTCTTGATCTTTATCAGAATCACCATCTTTTTTTACATCTGCCTGAGCAAACTTCTGAGCCTTTGCGCTCAATCTGCTCAAAATTTCCATTTCCTCCACTGTAAGGGTTTCTTTTTTCTGTTGACCATCTTTTCCACAACTTGCTGATGCGTTTCCTGTTTTCCCAAACAGGCAAAGGGAACTATTCTCATTAAATAGATAACCGAGAAAAAGAACTATTACAAGAGTCATTATACCCGCAACCACAAGATTACGTGTTGCTACAAAAAGAACTGTGAAAATTAGGAAGCGACGAACCCACGGATTCTGGAAAAACTTCTCTTGTTCTTTTGTAACTTCAAGGGTAATGAAACGGCCACCCAAGTTAAGAAGTAACATCATTAGACCAATAAAATATGGATTGCTATTGAAAACATTGGCGAATGCCTCTATCGGAGATGGGCCAATAGAGGATGCCGCTAGTGAACTAACGTTCATCCAAACTCTACTAAGTGGAAAGGTTTACAAAGGGCGTTGTAAGTTTCTCTAGATCAGAAAAATAGAAGAATACTCCAAGAGCAGCCATGAGTCCAACACGAGGACACCACAAAGCGGCAAAAAGAACCAGCAAACTAACTATAAACCTCCACCAAGGGAGAGCATGGAGTTCAACAAGTACTTTAGAATATGGTGTTTCAAATGCTGAGCCGTAAAGTAGAGCCCATATAAAAAGTACTATTACAAACAATATACGCAAAAAAGCATCTAATTTAGATACCATAGCCACTCTGTTTTAGAGTTATAAATTGGAACCGGACTGAATACTTCCTCGCGACATGCCAGAATTATCATCCTGAACAGCGATAGTCTTAACAGTATCCTCCTCAATCATAAATGGATTTTCACCAAGAACTTGCTCAACATACCACTTTTTCCGATTTGAAATGAAACGAGTATCTAAACCTGGCTCAAACCCTTCTTCAGTACTCAAAATATTTGTATTCATTATGAGAACTAGTAGGAGTGCTAACATAAGAGCAGTTGTCCAATTGAAGTAATAATATGCTCCAGCTATGATACCCATGCCAACAGTGCTTCCAATAAATGTATTAAACCATCTACGCACTTCTATCGGAATATTCTGAACAAAAGCAATAGCTACAACTGTAAATAATAGCACAATATAATTGATATTTGTTTTACTTAAGTGTGGCTGGGGGGCACTACTAGCCACGGCTGCGCCGCCACTAGTTGCTTGTGCGAGGGCACTCATTCTATTAAGTATCCTATATAAGAATAGAGTGTTGGCTCATTGCCGATATGGAATATTGTTCATTAGAATATGCTTTTGGTGAAGCAAATCAAGAAGCAAAGAGACAAGAAAGGAGGAAGGCCAAAAGATGTAAAGGACCCGCTCTCGCATTTGTTGAACCACAAGGCGAGTATCTCCCTGATCCTGACCGCCCTGCTGTTGTGAAACAGAAACCCTTACCGGCAATGAATTCTTCTACTGGACTTCGCGAACATGCTCCAACTGAAGCTGATGTAGGAACACTAGAAGCATTCGAAGAGCGGACCAATACCAATACCAATAAAAACTCACATATGAAAGTTCAAGGAAATAATGAAGTTTCATCACAAGTAGGAACACCCTCCTTCTTTGGAAAAGATCCTGCTGAGAATTTTGCTTCTTTTACACATGTAATTGGTGATGCTAAGGAGTATAGGCTACAGCCTGATTTTCAGGATGCCTTTCATCAAGTAGGAACACTTTCAGGGGCTGGAGCTACAGCATCTCTTCCAACACCATCTGTAAGGGATGTTTGGAAACCATTGAGCCCTACAGGTGCTAGAACAGCATTTTTTGAAGCATTACCACCACCTTTATATGAGGATAGTCGCAGCGGTAATGACAGCAGTGGCAATGACAATAGTAATCTACAGAGTGGTATTCATAGTAAACTAGATAAGATTTTTGCGAGACTTGATGAACTTGAAACAAATCGAGCAGGTGACCCTAGTTCTGCCCAAACAGAGGTGCTACTCTTTATTATGAGTGGCATCTTTGTATTATTTCTTACAGATCTTGCTGTTAGAAAAGGGGCTCAATAAAAGCAGTACTGCTATTTAATAGACAAACTGGAAATAGAACTTATAAATCAATATGTATTACCGATAGGACCATTTCCTCCAGTTGAGATCTTGTAGCGTTCACGTACAATTCCCCCAAGAATTTCATCAAGAACACTTTCTCCTGGAGGAGCCGAGGCCGCAACCTCTATTGCTAGACTAAACTTATTTCTTCGACGCAATGTATCCTCATTCAATAACTTTACAAGAGGTCCCATATTTGCAACCTCCGCTGCTAGATTAAACTTATTTCTTCGACGCAATATATCCTCATTCAATAAGTTCATAAGAGGTCCCAACTTCTCATCTTTTCGAATCAAATCAATTTCATTCAGCGCTTTTTTCATAAGTACTGAACGAAGTATCGCGCGAACTGGTTCACATTTCGGATTTAATAGAACACCTTGTTCCTTTTCACAATTATATTCTGTAAGGGCATGGAAAAAACTAAATAAAATATCGGAGGGGATATCTTTTTCCTCAACGTGAAAGGCTTCTAGAAGCCGCACTTCCTCATCCTCTAAGGGAGCAGATACACTCTTACGAATTCTATAGGGTTCTCCTAGTATTGTAACTGTTGTTTTATCAGTATTAACACCACCACCACCGCCCATCATTGGTTTAATATTAACAGCATTTGCGCCAGGATCCGGAAGATTACTTATATTAGGGTTATATCCTGGTGGAGGCTGCATAACCCTATCTAAAACACTGGCTACATTATTCACTTTAGAAAATGGACACTACACTTGTCCTCGCCGGCCCTGACCCCCAAACAAGAAAGAAGAAGATTCCATGTCGTCAGGAACTTCTCGTTCTTTCTCTGCAGAAGTTTTATAATACTTGTCAAAATGTTGACGAGATTATTCAGCTTCTTGAAGGAGATGGCATCATGAGTCTTCGCTTAATTGACTGGTTTGTTACAAATTATGCCAGAAAGAATAATACAGGATATTTAGTAAATAATCAAGAGTTTCTTGTATATAATAACTATAAGAGTCAGTTGAAAGCATATTCAAAGAAGATGTTTGATCCCTTTTGTAGACGAGAGAGAATTATGTTTCAGATTGGAAATAAGACATCATTTATTACAACTGTAGGGAAACTAAATTTCTTTCGTTGGGCAATTGAAAAAGGTGTTCTGGAATACATTAGAGTGAATCAAGAGGTTATAGAGAAGGATATGAACATATGTCTTAAAGAAGAGCGAAAGATTCGTAGTACACTTTCGAGCACAGATTCTGGCTCTCAGCGAAAAAGAATTTCAAAGACAACTACTCCTGCTGCGAAGCAGATGCACAAGAATGATGTAGAAATTCACCTTACATTTGATTAGTGATTGAATCATCCGATATCAGTCGCGAAAACTCTTTTTCATATCGTTAACAGTTGGTCGCATAACCTTCTCATATGCTGAAAGTGTATTAAGAGACTTATCCTCTATAACGCTCGGTGGAATCCATCGATTCACAAAACTCCGAGAAAGAAGATCTTTCGATTCACGGAGCCCTCTATCCGATTTATCTTCGGAAACAGCTGAACGTAATTCACGAATCACATTCCGCGGGTCTTGTGTTATATCATATTTTGTAAAATAAGGATTCTCTCCAGTGCCGCCGCTAGTATCCGCAACATATGGCTGCGCCTGTAAATAATTTTTGAAGTTTATTCGACTTGCTTCAGGATTCATATCCATATGACGTGGAGTCTTTCCAGGTTGCGGCCTATCCATTGTAAGGGATGGTGTATCTGTTCTCCAATATTCATAGGCTCGAGCATTTGTAGCATCATATGTAGGAATTTCTCTTCTAGCACGAAGACTGAAGGCCGGAGGGGGCATTAATTGTGTATCTGGCACCATTGGCCAAACGGGAGTCGTCATTTCAGGGCTAAACCATTTCTTTATTTTATTATAAAGGATGATGCGAGTTTTACCTTTTTTAGTTTCAAACCCATATGAGATTTCTCTTCTTGGCCATAATCTTAAAGTAGTAAGAATAGCATTTTTACTTGAAAGAGGAGAGACTATATGGGAGGAGATGGAAGCATCTCTCTCAGATGTAGAAAAGGCATATATGGAGGCAAATGATATTTATACATTTCCTAGAAGCACTTGGGTGAAAAAAAATGATATTTTATTTATTCCTGTTGATTCTAAGAGAACACGCCTGAGTGATTTCTATTTTCACCATGAAGCACTATCTTTTGAAGAGGGTCTTATTTGGAGAACATTCTACTATATTATAGATGTTACAAAGGACAATACAAACTTTCTAGATGAATGGAAATATCCCAAAGATCTATCGGTTTATTTTGACGACGCCCTAAAGATTTGGAACGTTATTAATATATAATACTATTCCATGCAAAATACATGGAAAAATAGAACCCTCAAGAAGCAGGTGGATATAAGTGGAAATATATTAACTACTCCAATAGGATGGAAAGGTCCGACTTCAGATGTATTAGAGAGTTTTCTTAATCAAGGTGTAAATGAAGCCTTCAGACGGCCATGGCATCGCCTGGAGAGAGGAATCCGTTTAAATCGTATTAATTTATTCGTTGAAGAGGAGAAGACTCGTCTTAATTTAAGTGATATAGATACTAAGGATCTTCATACACTCCTTACAAAGAGTTTAGATAAGAAGTTGTTAAATAGTAAAACAAATGTTAATTATGATATGGATAAGGAGCGTATTTTAGAGATTAAGGGACTTGTTATGCACAAGAACGCGGAGGGTAGAAATCTATTTCAACTTATTGAGAAGAAAACTGCGAGTATTACTTTCCGCAAGTCACGAACAACATCTCCACAGCCTGACCCATCACAGTAAAATTGATAATCATATATATCTAGATATTAGTAAAAAGAATATGTTTCAAGATGTGGGCACCTATATTGAAACAAATTCTGATATTAAACCAACCGAATCTTTCTCCACAAGTGTATGGAAAGAAATAATCGAAAGTTTATTTGAAGAAATTGAAGATCAAGATATTCTATCAATCAAAGATCTATTTCTAGAATCTATTCCTTCATTTTATGAGAGAGTTGCAATGAAACGCGCCTATAAAGATCTCGAACATAGAAAGAAGCGCCTTGCATCTCTTGCTATAGCACATCAAATCGAACAACGGTCAGATGAATGGTATAAACATGCATTAGAATTTCTAACAGCAAGTCAATTTGCCGATCTACTTGGTGCTAAGAGAGGACGTGGAAAACTTGTATTATCAAAGGTTCAAAAAGAAGAACAACAACATTCAAGGCGTTTTGCTGCGTGGACGCATGAATCAAATCCATTCGACTGGGGTATTCGTTTTGAACCAGTGGCAAAAATGGTTTATGAATATATTACTCAAACAAAAGTACGAGAGATTGGTCGTCTTGTTCATTCAAATCCTGAACTTAAACTTGCAGCATCTCCAGATGGAATTGTTGAAGAGTGTGCTACAACTGACAGGCTCGGGCGTCTCGTTGAGTTCAAAGCCCCTATCTCTCGTGTAATTGAAGATGGCGATATTCCAAAAAATTACTGGTATCAAATGCAAATTCAAATGGAAGTAGCAGATGTAGATATTTGCGACTATTTTGAAATAGTACTCAGGTCCCCTACAAGAGGCTGTATTCCAGTATGTGAAGGCCCTGCACGAATGTCTGGTTATGTATATTCTATTGGTCGTATACAGCCGCCATTTGATGATCCACAACCAGTTCGTTATATTTACAGCAATGTAAATGAAATGATAGTTGGACCAGATAAACTTGTTCTCGAAGAAGGTGAAACACTCTTGGAGATCATTCCATGGGATCTAATAAGTTATAATTTAGTACCAGTTGTTCGTTCGGATGTCTGGTTCGGATCTATGAAGCCCGTTATTAAAGCATTTTGGGAGGATGTTGAGAAGGCGAAGACAGGTACATTTGATCTCCCTGAAGCCAGAAAAACAAAGACAAATGGTTGTTTAATTAAGGATGATAATGTACCTGTAGTAAGGCAAAATAAGAGATCTTACTCATTTATTCTAGAAAACTTACTGGTAGATTCCTAGAATAAGATCATGATTTGGCGCTGAACACGATTCTCCATTTTTATGTTTATAGTTATTTGTCATTTGACGGAAACTTGGTTGAAGTGAGAGTGATGTTTGATAGTCTACTTTATAACACTGTTCGCTCGTAGGGCCCGCGGCTACTTGAGGAAATGCCTTCAGTGGCTGCTCCAGAAGTGCGTAAGGGGCTCGCATATTTGTATTAACATCTGCAGGTATAAGATCTAAGAAACCCTCTTTATTAATGAATAGAACATTTACGACTAGTGCTACTAAAAGTAGGATCGTAGCAGTTATTGCTGTTGATAAAGCACTCATCTGTAAGGGGGCGCTTTTTTAAATCAAATCTAAAAATTGACAACCCTCTTCTTGCGGAATGGGCTCTCATAGAAAGATGGCATTCCATAACAGCATGCAGGTGGTTAAGCGCGATGGTCGTAAAGAGGATGTTTCATTCGATAAAGTGCTTGAACGGATTCGTAAGGCGTGTGCGCAGCCAGTAGCACTCAATGTAAACGCAACGGCAATTGCTCAACGTGTCATTGATCAGATCTTTGATGGGGTTCGTACATCACAACTTGATGACCTAGCATGTCAATTAGCAGTAAGTTTGAGCACACTTCATTTAGATTATGGAACGCTTGCTGCTAGAATTGCAGTAAGCAATCATCAAAAGAACACAGAAGCATCATTTACAAAGGTTATGGACGCACTTGCTTCACAGAAAATGCCTCAAACTGGTGAGCCAGTATCATATATTTCCCAAGAGATTCTGGATATTGTTCATACACATGGAGCCGAAATTGATGCTTATATTTCTCACGATCGCGACTATCTGTTTGACTATTTCGGATTCAAAACTCTTGAGAAGTCGTACTTGCTTCGCGACTCAAGTAAGAATGTTCTAGAGCGCCCTCAACATATGTGGATGCGCGTATCACTTGCTCTGTGGGGGTCAACTGACTTGAAGCGTGCATTTGAGACATATGACCTTATGAGTACAAAGAAGTTTACGCATGCTACTCCAACACTATTCAATGCTGGCACTCCCAGACAGCAGTTGTCATCATGTTTCCTCCTTGCAATGGCAGATGATAGTATTTCTGGAATTTATAAAACACTTGGCGATTGTGCTGCTATCTCAAAGCATGCAGGTGGAATCGGTCTCCACGTTCACAATGTTCGTGCACGTGGATCTGTCATTCGCGGCACGAATGGTACAAGTAATGGTCTAATTCCAATGCTTCGTGTATTTAATAATACTGCGCGCTATGTTGACCAGTGCTTTACACCTGATACTCTCATTTATACAAAGAATGGAGTAAAGCCTATTGAAGATGTTAGTATTTCAGATGAAGTGCTAACAAGCACTGGTGACTATTATGCAGTAAATCAACCAATTCGTCATGATTATAATGGTTTAATGCGAAAAATTCAAGTTAAGAATGCGATCTCATCAATTCGTGTTACTCCTGAACATCAAGTCTTCGCTCTAAAGGGGCAGGCAAAGGGGCTAAACTTCGATGTTATTCGGAATCGCCTTGAGAAAGAATTAGCATCTCCTGAATTTGTAGATGCAAATGAACTCTCTGTAGGGGATTTTGTTGTATACTCTATTCCAAAATATACAGTAGATATTCCAACTTTGAGTGAAGAGGACTGCCGCTTATACGGAATTCTTCTAGGAGATGGACATATTTCAGATGCGACAGCATATGTATCGCTTCACTCCGAAAATAAGAAAGAGACTTCAGACTTTGTACAGGAATACTTCAATAAAAGGGGTGTAACAATTCATATTGAAGAGCGCGAAGAACTAAATATTCGGATTCGTTGGTCGCCAAATAATCCTGGATTCAAGTTTACTCGTTCTCAACTCTATGATTCAAACAAGGAAAAGCATATTGATACTGCTATGCTCCATTTGCCACTAAACAAGATTTCTCAAATTCTTCGTGGTGTAATTGAAACAGATGGATGTGTTGGAACAAAGGAAGTTACTGTAGAAATGTCTGCTGATAATGTAATTGAGGGGCTTCGTTATATGCTATTGCGACTCGGTTCTCTAGGATCAGGATATGATAGAGATCGTATTGGAAATGTGAGTTCATATAAGAATATTACTACACGAAAGACAACAAAAGTTCTCAGAATTCCTCGCATTGCTGAACTAATGAAATTCTTCCCAAATGCCCCTACAGGAGAGTTCGTATCATATCTAAAACACAATAATAATGTATATTCTCGCATTGAGAGTATTGATGAGGAGACTTATTCAGGTACAGTTCATGATTTTGAAATTGCTGGACCACATGACTACACTGTAGCACATCTAGGGATTGCGCACAATGGCGGCGGTAAGCGCAATGGATCCTTTGCAATCTACTTGGAGCCTTGGCACGCAGATGTAGAGGATTTCCTTCGTTTAAAACTCAATACTGGTTCTGAGGAGGAGAGAGCCCGTGATCTATTCTATGCTCTCTGGATTTCAGATCTCTTCATGGAGCGTGTAGAAGCCGGCGGTGAATGGTCACTCTTCTGTCCTAATGAGGCACCTGGCCTCGCAGATGTATATGGAGATGAGTTCCGCGCCCTATACGAGCGTTATGAGCGTGAAGGACGGGCGCGCAAGACTGTATCCGCGCAGAAACTCTGGTTCCAGATTCTAGATACTCAGATGGAAACTGGCACACCTTATCTACTCTATAAAGATGCAGCAAACTCCAAGTCCAACCAGAAGAATCTCGGAACAATTAAATCATCAAACCTCTGTACTGAAATTCTAGAATATTCTAGCGCAGATGAGCAGGCTGTTTGTAATCTGGCATCTATTGGTCTACCAGCATTTGTAAGGGAAGAGCAAGTAACTCATGTAGATGGCATTACATTTTCAGAGCGCCAATTTGATTTCGACGAGTTTCGCCGAGTAGTAAAGATTGCCACTACAAATCTAAATCGTGTAATTGATATTAATTACTATCCAACTCCTGAGACAGAGCGTTCTAATATGAAACATCGCCCTATTGGGCTTGGTGTACAGGGTCTTGCGGATGTGTTTGCCCTTCTAAAACTTCCTTGGGAGACCCCAGAAGCAGCAAATCTAAATCAGCGTATCTTCGAACATCTCTACTTTGCTGCAGCAGAGGCATCTGCTGAAGCTGCTCAGCGCGATGGCCCATATCAGACATTCGCTGGATCACCTGTGAGTAAGGGTATTCTACAACCTGACATGTGGAGCATCAAGCCTCTGACAGATACTGATGGCTCATTGCCTTGGGCTGAACTTCGTACAAAGATCGCTAAGCACGGTCTGCGAAATTCTCTCCTAGTTGCACCAATGCCAACTGCATCTACAAGCCAAATTCTCGGTTATAATGAGTGTTTTGAACCCTTTACAAGCAATATTTACGCACGTCGCACCCTTGCAGGGGAGTTCCCAGTTATTAATAAATATCTACTTGCGGACCTTATTGCTCTTAATCTCTGGAATGAGGACCTCAAGCAGCAACTTATTGGAAATAACGGTTCTATTCAAGATATTGACGAAATTCCTGAGAGTATTAAGTCGCTCTATAAGACAACATGGGAGATTAAAATGCGCACACTAATTGATATGGCTGCCGCACGCGGAGCATTTATCTGTCAGAGCCAGAGCCTCAATCTATTTGTAGCAGAGCCAACCTACTCTAAGTTATCATCAATGCATATCTATGCGTGGAAGAAGGGTCTCAAGACTGGCTGCTACTATTTGCGTACAAAGGCACCTGTAATGGCACAGAAGTTCACAGTTGATCCTAAATTGCTCTCACAGGTCGCTCCGACAGTAACTACTAGTAAAGAAACACCTGAAGAGAAGAAGAAGCGTGAACGACGTGAACTAGTAGATCGACTCGCAAAGGAGGCAGAAGAGGCTCGTTGCGCGGCGGAGAATGGCGATGGTTGTCTTCTCTGCTCTTCTTAGAGATGGGGTCTATTAGTCAGATCCAGGTAGATAACCTTATTAAAAATACAAAACAGTCATTTTTAAATGAAGGAAGTCAGAAATCATTATATGATGCCTATAATGGAATAGGAACTGTACTTTTAACATATAGACAACATGGAGGCGCTCCTAACTGGTCGCGGAACTTAGTAGATACAAGAGGAGCGCAAATTTATTCATCTGAAGAACAGCAGCAAATAGAAGCATCCTTTAAGGGCATCTCTCCTTTTTTAGATCCGGTTATTCTGCAAGATACAGAAGCAGCAGCAGCAGCGGCAGAGCAACAAGGAGGCGCTAGTGGTCTGAATCCTGGCACCGGATCGAAAGATTTTCTCCAATATGATAATCCTTTTGGCACAATAAATCCTGATGATATCAGTATTGATCGAGCATATAATAAAGTGACAAGTTATATTGAAGAACTTGATGAGAAAAACCGAATGCTTGCAAAAACTCTTGGACCATTTCGTCTTATTAATGAAATGAAGGTAGATCCGCGAATTCCTCTTCCTGGACCCCTCCCACCAATTCCAATCCCTGCAAGGTCAATTGTTCCTGGTATTATGATTTTCTTAGAACTTCTTCGCCTTATGGTAACATTCGGTCCATTTCGCAGTGATTTTTTACGCAAAATAAACTCACTTGTTCTTGCGATGGCAGATCTTGCTAATGGAAGTTGGAAAAATGCTGTCCTTACAGGGGTTGGTGTTTTTGGTTCAACGCCTATGATGATTGGTATTATAGGAAAACTACTTAATAATACATTTGAACTAATGTCTCCACAAGTAAGGGCTTCTCTTAGTAAGGAAGTTTTTAAAGGAACTAAATCCGCATTTATTGGCTTCTGGTTATATATGTTTAGTGTGTTAGCACCAGACGCTGTAAGGAATATAGTAAATGCTTCACTCCAGGGACTGGAGAAACCTCTCGAAGAATTTAATAAGAAGATTGGGAGCCTAGAAGATAAACTTCAATCACAACTTGGCCCAAGCGGCCTCCAGGTTCATTTTCAGCGTCTTCCCCTAGAAATGTTACCGAGCCTAGATGATATTCAGAATATTCAGGTTTTAGCACAGCGTCCAGAGATTTACTGTTCTCCTGAATTTCAGCAAGTATTAGATCCCCTTATGAAACTTGTTCCAATTCGCTTAGCACTTGAACTTATGAATGTTCCTACACAGGATGATGATAAAGCAGCAGCATGTGTTGGAATTGATACGAGTGGTATATCAGCCGCTGTTGCTAAACAACTTGAGCCACAGATTTCACCTATCTCTAATGGTAAAATTACTCAAGGTGGTACACGTAGAAGAAAACAAAAGAAATTATCGCGCTCTAATAGAAGAAGACGAAGCCGACGCATCGTATAATTCTACTTCAACACCTGCCAACTTATGAATAAATTCTAGAAATTCACGGGGAAAACCCCAGAAACATGCAGGCTTCACATCCGAAGGTGGGATGCGACGGCTGCTTGAATTACTTCCATGGCAAAAACTCACAATAATATGCTGAGGCATCATTTCAATAACCTGCTTTTCGCGACCCTGAATAAATGGATCACCTTCTGCTATACTAATCTTCTCAAACTTACGATCTAGATAGAAACTGCGACGAAATGTAAGAGTTGCTTCACTAATTCGCTTACCTAGAGGAAGATCATAAGGAGGTACATTTACTGCACTAATACCTGTGCGCAGGTCATAGAGAGCAATTGTTGTACATACTGCACATCCCCTGTCAGGGTTCTTCGCTAGATATGCTACACGTCTACGAAATGATGTTTCAGGATAATGGTCATCGTCATCCATCATAAGAATAATATCGTGTGTTGATCTCTTAACACCTAGATTGCGCTTACCGCCAATTGTAATCTTCTCATGATAAGGGACATATACAACATTTAGACCAGGGAGTACTCCCTGAATCTTCACAATCTTATCACTAATACTCTGTTCCATATCATCACTATCATCTACAATTAGCCATTCAAGTTTGTTGCGAGGATAATCAGTAATCATCATATTATGAAGAGTGAGATCCCAGAACTTGCGGCGATTATAAATTAGTGTAACAACACTAATAGGAGGGCACTCCTCCTTTGTTAGTATAGGAGGCATATGACGAACCTTCTCAACTGAACGACTTGCGTCAAAGGCCCTCATAAAAACATTCTTCATTACTTCTCTGAAATTCTTACTGCGCCTTTCAGCATTCGTAACTCGGCTCTTTACACAGTTCTCTATATCTTCATTCATAACTTTCTCAATATAGGTATCAAGTACAGTAGATGAACCGCTAATATCAATCTGATAGCGACTAGAACGTGTCTTATCATCTGCGACCTGACTCGTTGGCAGAAAATAGGCATATTTATCGCCAGTGTAAGATGCATTATACGCATCATTATGATTTAGAAGAGTAAGCGCGCCAACCATCTCAGCCTCCGCAGCAGTATACCCAAATCCCTCAGCCTCTGATACACAGCAGTGCCCAAAATACTTGCTCTGTAGGGTTGTTACTTCACCAGCTTCTAGTTCCTTACGCACAATCTTTACATTTACCTTCTCCTCGCCAAAGTCAAAATCAGTTCGTGTTGTATAAATATTCAGTGCTGGATAAGATGGCTTCCAAAGGGTCGCCAAATCTTTTGCAGCTGATGCCTTATTTACAGAGCCGCCAATTAGATAGAGTACCTCCCTTACAGGAGCTACAAGAGCAGCCTTTGGCCCTGTGCACCAAGGTACAAGAGCACACTTCTCATCTGGAAGAGTACACACTACCTTAAAAGTCTCTAAAGCACTATCATTTTTGAAAAGGAGTAGATCAATCTGGGAGAGATATGGGTCATATGCCTCTGATACCCACCATTCTGGATTCACCATTACAATATTATAACGCGCATAAGGAAACCAGGCATAATAAGGAATCTCTAGATAAATGATAATATCGCACATAACCGGCACTTCACGAGGGTCTAGGTGCTTAACCTTACCTATATTCTGCCCATTTGCCTTAGCAGCACTGGCAAGAGACTCCTCTAGTAGTTTAGCATCCTTTTCAAGTCCAACTGAACGATTATAAAGTAATGCAACATCAAGATTTTTCTTAATAGGAAGAGGCGTCATCTAAACCCTGAATACTATAGAGGTTTAAACCACCATGACCGCAAAAGAAGTACGCGATCTTGGTTTTATTTCATGGAAAGACCCTGACGCTTGGATGGAAGCAATGCGTGGGACAAGATGGGATAATCTTATAGCAGAAGAGAATCGTCTGCTGAATGATACTATAGTTGCAATAACTACTCCTGAGCAAGTTAAGAAGTTCAAGGAAGAACTTTCGCAGGCTCAGAAATATTTTGAATTAGAGTGTTTTACATCTGGGCCAATTAAAATTACACCATTGAGTGCTTTTAGTCTAAAGTGGAGATGGGATGGCGAGGGGCAGTTATATACAGCAAGAGATATATATTGGGATGGAAAAGTTGTAGGATATACACATGATATTGGAGACGGGGCGGAAGAATTTGAACTTGTTATAATTGACGCCAAAACCCGTGAAGTATTATGGCGCCGCTCTCCTGTTGGACCAACTATCTCAATTGATACTGATGATAATTTATACTATCTTGGAGTAAAGCAGAAACTCTGGTATAATAAACTTCATATATGTAAAGCACATACAGGGAATTCTGTTAAGACACTATACGAAGAGAAAGATGGGCATTATAATCTATCCCTCCTTCGTGAAACATACCTTGTAAGGGAAAATTCAGGGAAAACAGATACATTTTATGTTAAGGATGGGACACTTTATCCTTTAAAGCCAGGTACAGCAAAACAACTTCCTTATAAAGGTAATCATTGTTATTATAGAGAGGAGGGTGGTAATATTTATTATAACAAAAATAATGAGGCAATAGTTGATACACCATATGATGCAACTAATATTTATCTCGCAGTACGAAAACAAGGTGAAATAACAATTTATAATCATTATGGTATAAAAGAGTATCATATCAAACAAGGCGCAGTTACATTTGATACATATGGAAGTGGTTATAGGGTTCGTATTGATGATGGAACACAGCCCCCATATATTCGAGAATTTGGAAGTAAGGTGAAGACAGGGGTTGATGGATCAGAATTTAAACTAAAAGTAAAAAATATCGAGGGTATTTCTTCAGATGGGTGTGCTGTTCACGGTGTAATACTATATAAGAGTCTATTTACGAAACCAAAAGCACTTCTTGTAGTTGGTTATGGCGCATATGGAATGGCATCTTCTCCTGCAGGGTGTTATGCAAAATGGGCGCCACTTATTGAACGAGGATGGGGAATTGTATATACTTATATACGAGGTGGAGGGGGCCATACTGATGCGTGGGCTCAAGCAGGTCGTCTAAGTGGACGTGTTCATACACGTGATGATTTCTTAGCAATTGTTGCTGCTGCGCAGAAGTTATTAAAGATTCCTGCTCAAAAGACTGTGATTTATGGTCGTTCGGCTGGTGGTTTCTTAATGGGAATGTGTATTAATAAAGAACCTACAGGGCGTCTATTTGAAACAGTTTATACAGAAGTTCCTTATGTTGATATACTAAGAACAACTACGAATCCAGATCTGCCTCTTACAAAGATGGAGTATAATGAGTTTGGAGATCCTGCTCACAGAGCTGAAGACTTTAAGTACCTTGTAGATTTATCGCCTGCGGATGTGGCAATTACTACGGAAGCTCCTCATATTTTTGTTCTTGCTAGAACTGGATTAAATGATTCTCAGGTATATGCTTACGAACCTGTAAAGTGGATTCGCCGCCTTCGGAAGTCTGGAGATGTATCTCAAAAGGTTATCGGCATAGCTCCTGGCGAGGGGCATTTTTATTCACCGGCGGTAGCCCTTCAGGCAAAAGCTGAGGATTTGGCTATTTTACATTATAGGATTTTTCAAAATGCCACCTAGCGCGGAAAAAATGTTGGTTCTTAATATAGAAATGGCCACCCGCAAGAACCGTGCTACTCGCAAGAATCGCGCTAACCGCAAGAACAACGTCGCCGCCATGGCTGGTGGCAAGCGCCGCCGCGCGGGCACCCGCAAGTCTGGTCGCAAGGGCAGCCGCAGGGGCACTCGCCGCCACTAAACCTTTGGTTTAAGGGCCACTAAACCTTTGGTTGAAGGGCCACTAAGCTTTTTGCTTAGAAGGGCCACTAAGACACTAGAGGGATAAATTAATTAATAAAAAAATAATTTTGTGCCAAAGTTAAGACAACTGTGTAGTCTAACGTTGGACCAATTAATCATCTTTAATAATGCATAGCGATTGTGATGGTGATGGTGATTTTATAATTTTATTTGATCCAGAAGAAGGTAATATATTTCGCATAAAGAGCCGCCTATGACCTTCTAGAAGACCATACTCTTTAATTCCAGCGCGATGCTTTGCTGTTCCATATCCCATACATGATGCTAGATCATATCGTCCAGCGGTATCTGAGTTTGTTTCACACCAGCTAGTAATAATCTCATCATGTGATACTTTAGCAATAATACTTGCTGCTGCAATACTCAGATATTTTGCATCACCATCTACAATTGTCTCAACATCTTTTCCATCTATATCAATATGCAAGATACCATCAATAAGAACTCTGCTATATGGCTTCTCTAGATTATTAAGAGCGCGGCGAAATGCCTCTTGATTTGCAGCAGTCATTCCAGTTGAATCAATCTCAGACGCCTCAACTACACCGATACTTGTTGCTACTGCAAGTCGTTTAATAGCAGAAGCAATTGATGCGCGCTTCTTTTTAGCAATAAGTTTAGAATCCTGAATCTGCGGCGCAAGTACTCTGTGCTCATCGGTCCATTCAGTCTCTGGCGGCCAGATAACGGCTCCTGCTACAAGTGGTCCCCAGAAACAACCACGACCTGCTTCATCAACTCCTACTTCAGTTACATCATCTATCCTGAATCGCAGGCCTAGTATATCTCTCTGTTTACGTAGAGCCATTTTATTATCAGATTATATTCTGAGGGATAGCATTCAATTTTTACGGAATACAGATTAGATGGCGAAACTACTGTTTCTACTAATAGTTTTTATAGTAGCAGTAGGATTCAGTTTCTATTTTTCAGCAGAAGGATTTCAGGCTGCAAATACAAGTGCTCTACAGGGTGAATTAGTTGAATTAAATAAGACTATGAACTACTTGAAGAGTCTTGGTATTAATGCTGGAAGCCAAAATGATACGTATAATAAAACTGCTAAACGTATTAAGGAGATTGATAATATTTTAACACCTCCTGACCCTAAGGCTGAATTATGGGCTGAATTAGGTCAATTAGATAAGACTATGACCTACTTGAAGGGCCTGGGTATTAATGCTGGAAGCAGAAATGACACATATGATAAAACTGTTAAACGTATTGGTGAAATTAATGCGATTTTATCACCTCCTCCTCCTGTTGTAGCTACTCCTGTTGCGGCCGCTCCTGTTGTGGCACCTCCTGTTGCAGCCCCACCTGTTGTGGCCCCTCCTGTTGTGGCCCCTACTAATGTAAATACTACTAGAGAACCACCATTCCCTTCGGTAATGCTTCCAGATGGTACTATAATGGCAGGAGGCCAGGTTCAAATGTGTCCTAATGGATACTATTTTAATATACTGCCAGGAGGCCAGGTTGTTACTGGCGAATGTGCAAAGATTGGAACATCTGGAGGCCCTGGTAATACTGTACCTGGAACTTGTGAATCAAACAGAATTTTAATTAATGGAATGTGTTGGGGGCCATGCCCTCCAGGTACAACACAACGTGAAATTAAATGTATTCCCTCACAACCAGCACCTAATACAACAACAGACGCTAATGGAAATGTAATTAGCAATCGCCTCAAGGATCTTATTTCTATTCTAACACAATCTTCTGCTCCTGTAACACCTGCTAATATAGCAGCTCAGCAGCAAGCACGGGCATCTGTTCCTGCCTCAACATCTGATAATTCAGGTAATCATATTACAACTGATAATTCTGGAAATGAGATTACACTTGCCAGTTTTTATGAAACGATAAAGCCACAAATTAAGAAGGATGTTTCTCAAGCAGTTCGCCAAGAATTTGAGCGGTCTACGGTATTACCAAAGAGGGAACAGCGTAATGTTGCGTCTACTCCATCTATAGCACAAGGTGTTTCATGGCCATCCAGGCCTGGATGTAATGGAGGATATAATGGAGATCAATATGAACAACCAGATATGTCTGAGTATATTCGCAAAGATTCAATCCCCTGTTGGGGATGTGATGTAAATTACTAGAGGCTAATACGATATTAGTAGTAATCGATAAAAGAAACCGCTTACTACTAATTAGAGAAATAGAATGGATATTTCACCAAGTGCTGCCATTTTCATGACACTTCTTGCTGGATTATCAGCAATTGTATATCTGCATAGTAATTCTACTAAAAAAGAGGGTTTTACTCGCCAGCCTGTACAACCTACACCAGTATCTATAACACATGCTAGTGTACAACCATCTACAAGTTATAATTCTCTCCCTGGAGCACCATTTGGTTCTATTGCAAATTCTACACCACTCCCTTACAAGAATCCTGTTCTAGAGCGCGCAACACGTTTCCAAATCAATCTTCTTCTAGAAGATTTACGGGGATTTTTGGGATTTGAGGCAAAAATACTCGAAGATCGCAGTGATCCGGCGATTCAATTACCACTTGTAAGGGCAAAAGCAGATTTTCAGCGATTAACGGATGAGTTTCATGTAATCTCTGCGACACCAGGCATCCAGAGTCAACTTACACAGCAAGATATTTTAACTATTCGTTCTAATTTACGATATCTCCAACGAGAGACACGTCAAATTAATGCAACAGCGACAGAAGGATTTACTGGTTCTGAAGACGCTGGTCCCCGTGCTTCGCGTGATGATTTGAATGAACTAGTCTTGAAAATCTATGCGGAAATGCAGCGCCTTGGAGCAAGTGGTACAAGTGACCCAGTAGTACAAGCACGTCTTACTGCTCTTACAAATATGCGCCTTGATGTTCAGGGTATTCTTCAGAAGTTGGAGAGTGGTGATATAACGCCACAGGATATTCCAATTTATAAATCTGATATTGAGAAGGTTCTGCCACTTCTTTCAAATCTAAACGACCCTCTTCCAACAGTACTTCAGAATGCTGGCTTATCACCTATTCTAGCAAATATGTTGCCTGTGAAGGATGGAAGTAAAGAAGCTGATTACCTTGCTCAAAATCAGGAGGCATTAAGTAATGCGTTAGATAAACTTGTAAAGGGTCTTTCTTGGAGTGTAACTTTAGGTTTAGAATATACTTCAGAAAATAAGGCGGCGGCTGGTTCTAGTAAAAAAGAACACTTTAATCCTTCAGACCAGAGTCTATGGTCAACAGGATTTCCTAGTAATAGTGAACTGGCTGCAACCGCAAATCCACTTGAAACATTATTTAGCCCTACAAATGGTTCTGGTGCTAATAATTATCCAATTTCTCTACAAGAACAGCGACTTGGAGCCCTTTCTGCGGCACAGCCGAACCCTCCAGGTCGTTTTGATTGGAAGCAGAGGGCAAAGGATATTCGTGAATCAATTCGTAAACGAGGTCTGAATCCAGAGGATTTTGGTTGTATGACAGTTCAACAAGAGGCAAATGTTTCTCCTGATTTTTCTTGGCGCGGCTATTGTAAGATGGTATGTAATCGTCTTACAACTACTATGGATCCCGGTCTACCTGAGACATGTGGATGCCCTCCACAGGGTTGGATAGGATGGAGCAAATAATTGTCTAAAGCCAAATATTCATTCATTAAAGTTAATTCTAGCAGAGCAGAATTAACTTTGACTCTAACTTGTAGATGAAGGTCCAGCCAATCCACGTTGGTATAGCCCTTGTGTTGGGTATTTTACTAGGGATAGCCTTTACAAAGATATTTACGAAGCCATATGAAGGGTTTGAGGGATGCCCCCCTCCAGGCCCTCCTACATGCGGTGGTTGTGGTAAGCAATCGCCTTGCGGTTGCCCGACCCCTCGCCCTCGTTGTGCCCCATGCCCTCCTTGCCGCGAACCCGACCTAAGTAAATATGTACTCAAGTCTACTATTCCTCCTTGCCCTCAACTACCCGAGATGAGCCAATATATGCTCAAGACTGAGTGCCCACCCATCCCCGATCTCAGTAAATATGTTCTTAAGAGTTCTGTCCCAACTCCTCAGCCTGTCATTCTGGATTGTAGCAAGTGTACAAAACCCAAAGGTGAATGCCCACCTTGCCCCCGCCCTAGATGCCCTGAAGTGCGCTGTGCTGAGCCTACTAAGTGCCCTCCTCCGGCCCCATGCCCTCGCCCTACATGCCCACAGCCTGTAGTAAAGTGCCGCACTGAAGAGCCTGTTCAGAGTATTCGTCCTTTCTTGGCGCCTTTGAGTACAATGGGATTCGGCCTCGGTTAAACCGAGGACATTGCTTCGTAGAAGTTCGGCCTCGGTTAAACTGAGGACATTGCTTCGTAGAAGTTCGGCCTCGGTTAAACCGAGGACATTGCTTCAATATCTAAATCATATAATAAACAGTACCCTTTATTATATGATTTAATCAGGATAGAGCCCAAATATGGACACTAAGTTTTGGGGTCCAGGAGCATGGAAGTTGCTTCATATGGCAACATTCAAATATGAACCAACAAAACAAAAAGAGGATATGTTAACATTTTTATATTTACTCCCATTTGTACTTCCCTGTAAGTTTTGCCGCAAATCCCTTACAGAGTATTATGTCGCGGATCCTCCAACAGCTGCACTGGCAACCCAGTCACAACTTTCACGATGGATGTGGCGAATTCATAATAGTGTAAATGATAAACTTCGGAGTCAGGGGCATACGCACGCAGCTAATCCATCCTATAAGGATGTTGAAGAAATGTATAAAAAGTATTTAGCAGAAGGCTGTTCTGAAACTGTATTTCCTGGTTGGGAACTACTATTTAGTATCCTTGATAATCACCCCTTTAGTAAGGAGGGGCGCTCGACAAAGCCATTTAAATATAATGAAGATGAAATTGACTTCAAAAATGATATTGAAAGAAATAGATATAATTTATTGACACCTGAAGAACGTGTAAACTATATTATTAATTTTTTCAAGATTCTACCTAATATTCTACCCTATAGAGAATGGCAAGAATCTTGGATTCGTGTCGCTACAAAGAGCGAAGATATTGGCAAAGGGCGACGAAAAGCATTGGTATGGCTTTGGAGAGTTCGTAGCGCCCTTGAGAAGGAGTTTGAACTTAAGAACAAAGATACTTTCTTAGGGGTATGTTCAACTGTAGCAGCACATAGAAGTAGTTGTTCTAAGTCTGCGAGAGCTAGGACGTGTAGAAAAAAACGTATTAGTTAGAGATATGGACGGTTTTCAGAAGTTCCTTTTAATAGTTCTAGTTCTACTAGCAATAAACTATTTGGGAACTGTGTTTATTGACAGAATATTACAATATAACGACAAGCCTGGTAATAGAGTGGCCGAAGGATTTACTGATGCTGATGCTACTAAAGGTATAATTCTAGCAAACGATGATCTATATGATGATTTCTATGCCTCTGTATATGATAAGTTAGCACAGGGCATTGAACGCTCAGCAGGTAAGGTTGCCCTTGTTATGGCTCAGTGGAAGAAGTATGGCATGGAGCCAAAAAATATGAGAATTCTTGATGCTGGATGTGGAACTGGTGTAGCAACATTGGCTTTTAAGAAGTTGGGGGCAGGAAGTGTTATTGCTCTAGATCAATCTGAATCAATGTTGCGCCAAGCAAGAAACGTGACATCTCCATCTACGACCCTCACAGAAGCAGATAGGCAAACAATTGAATGGCGACAGGGGACTTTATTAAACCCCTCTGTATTAGCCGGTTCGGAAGTAAATTGTGCTGTTCTTTTCTACTTCACAGTATACTATATAAAGGACATTGATGCCCTATTCCGCAATTTAGCATTATGGGTTGCACCAGGAGGAAATCTAGTAGTAGAAGTTGTTAATAAATATAAGTTTGATCCGATTCTTGATTCAGCAAGTCCTTTTGCTGGATTCTCAATTCAGAAGTATGCTGATAAGAGACAGACAAAAAGTAAGGTTACATTTAACAAATTTGATTATGAAGCCGAGTTTCGTCTAGTAGATGATTCACCTAATAGCGGGGCTGAATTCAGTGAAGGATTCTCATTTAAGGATGGATCTAAACGACGACAAAAACACAGTTTCCATATGCCAGAAATTAAGAAGATTGTGTCATCCGCAACATACGCTGGTTGGACATATAAGGCATATCTTGATACAACAGCACTAGGTTTTGAATACGGCTATCTACTATTTTTTACACATTAGTGTCACAATTTTCTTTGTGGCTATACAACAGCATATGGTCTTATTAGACGTTTTTCAATCTGATCTAAAACGAGGTGCTACACGTCTAGCATATATGCCTGAAAAGCGATACTTTTATGTAGAGAATACTAATACAGAAACACCTTGGAGGGTCTATATGCGCGCGGCGGTCTTCCTATATGAAAAGGGTGTGCCATTTGATAAACAGCGGTTTCTTGTTGTTAAGAAGACTGGTAAAGGTTCAAAATCAAAGGCATGGGAACCGATTAAAGGTCAGATGGAAGGACGAGATGGATTACCGAAAGGAGAAACTTTACTAAAACTCATGGCCAATAATGTGCGACGTGAAGTGGAGGAAGAAGGGAAGATTGAACATATTACAGGACTCCATTATACAGGGCTCGCATATCAGGGTCGCGAGGAAGATTATCCTCCTGGACACTATTTTCAGTACCACATTTTTACTGCACAAGTTTCAACTCAGCAACTACAAAAAGCGGCAGATAAACTTGCGTGGTATAGAGAACATCCTGATGCTTTTAATCGCTTGGAGGGTGTAAAGAGAGAAAAAGATGAGTTTGCCTGGTTTGATGCACAGGATACTAAACTCATGGGGAGATGGGCTCCTGGAATTGTTGCTCTCTACCTTGCATCTTAGGCCTCCTCCAACCCCATTCGCTCACCTTAAATAGTCTCGATCTTTTTACCAACAACTTGAACAAGCATTGTTGAAAGTTGTGAGTATCCTGCCTTCTTATAATCATAAGAGCACACATGTTCTTCAGGGTATCGATGAACACCACAAAACCGTAAGCCACAGCGGCATGTAATATCTGTTAGAGTTAGGCGTCGCTTACAGTGCTCAGCACAACAATATCGATAATATTTCTCCATAATCTTTCTGGGAACGCCTAAAAAATATTAGCATCAAATTTCTAAGGCAGATGGGATTTTGGAAAGATACCTCAAATATAACTTACTGGGATTTAATAAAGGGTTTATGGCTACAAACAAACCCTCCCTTTTCTTTAGAAAAATCTAATACTTCAGGAATAATACCATCAATGCACGGAGTAGTATTTAAAACTATTAATTCCAAGAATGCAGAGAATTATTCAAGATTTATAAGGAGCAATTTTTCAACTATAGATATTCCATCTGAAGTAATATCTGAAGGAATAACTAAAAATTCATGGCTAGGAATTGAGGCACGAGATATAGATCTTAATCTTATTGCCTTAATAATTAGTAAACCAATTTCACACTTCTACTCAAGTGAATTCCCTAAACAATCCCTTAGAGATATTGGTTTAGTGGATTATTTCTGTATTTCTCCGCCTTGGCGTAAAAAGGGTCTTGGTACAATACTTCTTTTTAAACTCCATGAACTAACCCGATCTAAGGGTCGCATACCTCATATTTTCGCTTCTGAAGGAGCATCAATATTTAGCAGAATTCCGCAAATTATTCAGGATAGATATATATGGCGTAAAAGAATTCAATGTATTGTACCAATTAGAATAAATATACAACAAAATATATCCTTTACAGAAGATTTTCTCACCCAGATTCAAAGAGGAATAGGTGGCAAAAACTTTTTTGCTGTAAATATTGGAATACCAACAGATATATTACACTATTCTGCCACAGGCTATCATATTTTGATACGACCAACATATGAGAAGAAAGATGGTCTACACACTGTAGGGGAGATAATAGCATTTTGGTCAGATTCTGGGGATAAACTAAATAAGTTTATATTTGATATACTTTTAGATTCTATAAAAGAATTTCATATATTTATTGCCCCGAGCGAATTTCCACAGTCAAGGCTCTGGGAACAGGGCGCATCTTTTGGATTTTTTCCGTTTCATTTCCATCCAGGAGCCTTTGATATAAAGAGGCTTCTTCTTCTAATATAGTAGGAAGAGGTGGTATTACTATAAAATTATAGATTTTTTTAATTAAATCCTCCATCTAGTATCAATCAAATAAAAACTTTTAGGCGCCAGGGCTTCCTGCTATACCAAGAGGTATGGCGGCAATTCTGAAAGCAGATTCGCAGTTTGAATAGTATTTTATAAGAAGTTCGCGCGCTTCTTTTGCAATAATTGCAACACCAGGATTTCCTGTCTTTAAGATTAGTGGATTCAGCCCAATCTTTATACCATTCCCAGGGATCTTTGTAACAACAACGAGTTTTGAAAGAATTTCTATAACTTTCTTATCATGTTCTATCTGTAGCCGCCATAGTGTTTGTACAGATTGCCTTGCTAGATTAATAGAGTTCGGATCTTTCACAGTAAGTATTTTATCCTTCTTTGTTGGGGCACCTATACAGGCTTTATCCATCTTATTAATAACACTACCAAGATAGATTGTCGGCGCAGAAGGGTTCTCTCCAAACTGCTCTGCCATTTTTTTGACAAAGGTCTGATAAGATGCGGCAGAGTCATCGGACATTGCCGGTTTATTAGCCGCAATTTTATCAAAGAAAAGTTGTTGTAGTGCGCTTATACCTGGAGCACTTGTTATGGCTGTTCCAATATCTGGGACACCGCCCTGTGAGGCTTCAAACTTTATTTTACAAATACTTGTTCGTATCTCTGTTGGGATACGGGGGCTTGAAAGGGCATCTATATTTAGAAGTTGGAGGCTTCGCGCAACACAATGAGCAAGTGGTTTAGGAACTTGGCGAAGACGTGCTAGAATAGATGTTGTCTTAAGACCATCTGGTACACCAACATCTTGTTGCTGTTCTGCTCCAGGGCGCCCAATGGCACGTAGACGCGCCTTATTTGGAGCGCGACGACCTACTGCTACTTCACGTGCGGATGTCATTACTCTAAAAATGAGATCATCAACTGATTCACTCGTTTTTTCACTAGAATAAGAGTTCTCGCCGGATTTTATTACAAAATACCCAATTGGGCCATTCGCTTTGAGTTTCTCATTATAAAATTCCTCTGTGGAACTAAATTTATCAAATGTCAAATATCTCCGTTCATCTTTTAAACCGCTGAGGCGGATCATAAAGTTACAAGTGATAGCAACTGGACCATCACCGCCGCCGCTAGTTTTAAAGATTGATAGATTTTTAGATTCCTTTGTAATATTCAGAATAATATTAGGATATCTATCAAAATAGAATGAACCTGTTGGGCGAGATAGATCCCTTGTAATATAGTGTTTCAAAATAGCAAATTTACGAATATTTTCATCTGTAACACCACCATGTTGGGATATTAGAGCAACATCACTACCACCTCCTATGTATGCTCCTTCCAAACCGGGAGCAGCCATGGCACGACTAGGTCCACCTACATGTAGCCCAGCTGCTGCGGCTGCTCCTGCTCCTGTTCCATATAGCGCATCATCATTCACAGATAATGCTAGTGAAGCATAAACCTGGAAAATTCGAATATAGAAGAATGCTATGCTAAGACATAGTAAACGTCTCTGCTGACCTTCTGCTGACTGAGAATCCATCTGTGTTAATTCCTGCGCCTTTCGAAAAAGAAGAACACCCTTCTTATCTTTTCCAGGTTCAACACGAAGTTCATAGAATAGGCGATCGAGCGCATCCGCCATGACAAACACATAGTCCGAACAACGAGTTGGATTAGCAAGTGCGAGCATATCTTTTTGGGCAAACTTTTCAGCAAAAAAACTGAAAAGTCTATTTACTAGAAGGCGTGGTTGTTCTGTGGCTTTTAATGCATCTGCTCTCGTAAGAGTCAGCGAGGATGCTGTACTTTGACCAGCTCCCATCTCTAATTAGTAAGTTTTAGTTTATTTTTAAGAAGATCAGAACCTTGAAGACGCTTCAAACATTTCTGAACAGTTGCTACTGATACGTCACATGCTCCAGCAATTTTTGTAAGGGAAAACTCATTTGGCTTTATATACTCTAGAGCATAAGCTAAACAACCAGCAGCAAGAGATGGCGGCATATTCTCAGGGCTAATATTATTCTCTTCTGCAATATCAGATACTAGCCGAGCAATCTCAAGAATCTTAGTTGTATCTACTCGGCTACATAGAAGTTTAGAAAGAGGGAGTTCAATATAATCTGCCCCCTTTGTACTTGCCATGCGACTAGGGGCAAATGCTTCTGGTAGAATACCCTTCTGTTGCGCCTGTGCGAGCACTTCCTGAAAGAACTTGAATGCCTTTGTAAATGAACCATTTCCTAGACTAAACATATCTGCCACTTCATTTGGCCTTCGAGGAGATCCTGCCCTCTTGAGTGAAGTATATACACAGCACGCAAGAACAGAATCACGCGAAAAGCCACGTCGCATACAATGTTGGACAAGACGAGAATAGAGTTCTTTTGAATCATCGATTACTGATGCACTTAAGCCATTATTTGAGGCTATTAGACCAAGTCGATTAAAGGATATCATAAGCGTACGTTCTTTATAGGGCTGAATATTCCATTGATGATAGCGACGAATACGAGCCATTGTTTTACCACCTCCACCACTGTTCAGAATTATCGTTCCTAACGAAGATTCTGGAAGGCGTTCATCTGTAGGTGCTCCAATACGACTAGGGTCTCCATTTCTATCATCTGCTCCAAAATATCTGAACTCAGAGGTTGAATCTAAAGCACGTTGCTGAATTTCACCACATTTTGTACAGATTGTTAAATCATCTTGTGTAAAGACATCTTCATCTTGACCACAAATTGAACATATGCTACTATTAATTTCAGAAGTATTAGTTTCTGTAAACCAATAGGCTTCGTATGTATCTTTATTAGACTTCCTCTTAATACCTGGAAACAGTCCAGCTATATTCATTGTCTTCATTATCGGATGATTTACTTATCTTTAAGAATACGCACTTATTCAATTTTTGGCTTGTGGCTGTGGCTGTATAGGTTTAGATATTATACATAGCGCCATACCTCTATTTCCAACTTCAATATTTGCTATATTTATAATTTTCTTCTCCTTTACAAATTCAGTATATGCTTTTGTTGGCCCAGCTAAATATGTATTATCAGTTGTACAATCAATTAGATGAGCTACATCATCTATTAAAATAACACTTCCATCATATCCTAGATTATAACAATTTTCAAGATCACCCCTTGCAACATTATATTGGTGTCCTCCATCAATAAAAAAGAAATCAAATTTCTCTTTTAATTTAGGAACAACCTCAAGACTATCCCCTATAAGGAGTGTATGTCTTTCAGGGAAAGACTTATTTACAGAGTCATTACATTCATGAATATAATTTTTACCTATATCTATACTTGTTATATTAATATCATTTCTAGCATCAAGCATTAGTAATGTACTATGGCCAGCATTAAAACCGATTTGAAGAATTTTCGCATTTTTAGGAAGTCTCATTATAGTTTCTACAAAAAAACCTACAACATATGGGGCCTGAGCAATATGTCCCTCAAAATCAACAAGTTTTCCTTCAATATCTAGTTTTTTAAGAACTTCTTCAAGTCTTTTAAATGACATTGATTTAAACATATTTCTATAACTTTAAATAATGACTAGCGTAGCAACTGTTGCAACTGCCCATTCCCAAAAAGACTTATATGTCCTTCTAAATAGTCTAAATATTTGGGCCACAGAAAAAATAACAGTATACATTCTATGCGACTCTACTATATTTCTTTGGCTTCAAACAATTACATTTACACAGTTAGAAATTAGAACAAAAGTAGCGCTTGATACTTATAAAGATATAAGTCGATACATTATGGAACGAACTCCAGGAAAATATTATAAAACTCAATGGGGCGACCTTATGGGCGAGAAGATGAATCTTTTGGACTGGGTCTTCCAAACAGAGAATAACACATTTCTTCTAGATTCAGATATCTGTTTTTTTGCTCCTCTGCCGTCCATTCCAGAGGGAACGCAACTTGCGCTATCACCTCACGAAATTAATAGAGCATCTGAGATCCGTTTTGGAAAATATAACGGAGGTTTCCTTTATACATCATCAAAAACACTTGCCGCTGAATGGAGACATGCTACATATAACTCACGATACTTTGAACAAGCTGCTCTTGAAGATCTCGCAAGACTTTATAAAGGGTCATCTGGAGGACTGTACGAATTTCCCTTACATATTAATTATGGATGGTGGAGAATGTTTCAAGCAGAAGATTATCCAGATGACCAGAAGAAGAAGTTCGGATTTTTCCGTGGCACTAGCAATAATTCAGGAATTCTATTTGATGGAATGCCTCTTAATTCAACACATACACACTGGTATGAAAAATCAGATAAAGTCACAAAGGAATTTAATACAGTAATCCTCCAGAAACTCCGCCTATGTTCAACAAAATCTCCTAAAACAGCAGAACTATTTCGGATGCTTCAAAAAATGGTAGATAATCAATAGAGATGTCTGCCGCCCCAGCAGCAGCAACAGCAGGGCAACAAATAGGAGCAGAAAAACGGGCAAATATTCTTCCTACTGCCGACCCAGCAGGCCCAGGATTTCTTGGACCAAAATATGACCCTAGCAACTTTGTTCCACTCCCTGGCGATATTGGTGTCCGTCGCGGTGATAATCTAAGTGATGTAACTAATGCTGTAAAAGGTGTTGCATATTACTCAGATCTCATAGGTTTTGGTGAATCATCCAATAAACTCACAAGTGGAATGGACTTTCAGCATTTTGGTGTCAATTATTTTATGCGCACTGGAGCAAAATGTTCAAACGGCGCAGAAATGTGGATGTATGTTGAAACAATTCCTAAGGGAGATGTACTTGGTGAACGTATTAAGAAAGGTCTTGCCTCAGCCGGTTTGCCTGCTCTACGCGGTCTTGCGCCCGGTATGCTTGAGGATGTCAGTAGTGCTCTAGACCCAAGACCAGTGATAGGGGCACTCTTCAATGGCGCATATCCTTCTTGTCGCCGTGTTACATATCCTGTAGGGGATGAGAAGGGGCGTATAGCAGATCCAGATTCGGGTGATATGTGGGTTGAGGGACCTGTAGAAATGAGAAATGGTCGGCCTCACCAGACTCGCTGGATACAAGATAAGACACTTTCACGTGATCAGTGGGAAAATGAGAAGAAAACTATGAAACCTGATGGAACACCAATCGTAACACAGTCACAAACTATTGAAAAATTTCAGGGAAATCTTACAGGAGTTGAGTTGGCTACTGCCCTCATTCTTGGAACAGTAGCGGCTCTATGGTTCAGATTTGTGCGCCTCTAAGCTACAGTTGCTTTATAGGCATAGACTGCTGTTAAACCACCGAGTATTTGAACAACCGAGTAGGCAATAAATGTAGAAGCAGGGAGACTTCCGGAAAGGAACATCGCAAATGATACAGCAGGATTTACATGTCCACCACTCACATCCCCTATAAGAAAAATAATAATAGCAAGTACAAGACCAGTAAATATTGAAGACCCGCCTGTAGCAATAATTGTAAGAATAAATAGTAAAGTTCCTAGAAACTCTGCTGCAAGGCGGACACCGAGGTCAATCATTCTATCTAATATATATTAGGGAAATGAGTAGATTTGCTGCTTATTATCTAAAATCTGTATTTAGAATTCCAACATGGAGAGATGTAGTAAATAGTTTTAGAGATAGTATTTGGATACCTGATGCTATTATTGCTCCACCAGAAGCACAAACTATAGAAGAAGAACAAAGATTTATTAGAACAGGTTTACTTGATAGAAATAATTGTGAACTTGTTGAATCGCTTGCTATATTAGATGCTAAACATGATTTTTCAGGATATATTGATGACCTAGAAAATAATATTCTCCAATATATTAGTACTTTTTTTCCACTATGTACAACATTAAACCCTTCTAGTACAATTAAATTAAGTGATCCTGAAAATACAGCATTTTCACGCGTAACAAATATTGAGTTCGCAAATATCTTTCGCGATACTTCATTTATTAAGGGGACACTTAACATAAGTGGCAGAATTTATCATACATCAATTATCCCTACTGAGAAATTAATCTATCCTGGACAACAAACAAAAGATACAGTTACACTTTATGAAATGTTATCAGGTGTTACAATGAAAAAAAACTTCGCATTTCTTATTGACTATGATAATCAACATATTACTGACAGAATTTTATTCGGAACTGGTGTTATTGAAGGAAACTTTTTTCTTATTATAAATCGTGAATATGAATCTGATCCAGCAAGTGGGATTGATCTAACTTCACCAAGACCATACCCTATAAGGGGTATAATTGTAAAGGATAATTCACCTGAAACTATTTTATATAGTAGTTATAATAATGAAATAGTTGATAGTAAAAATGATTTATATATAAATTCTGATATAATAATGGAGCCAATTATTAATGCTAAAAATTTTAAGATACATATAAAACAAACTGGAACATCAAATATAAAAACAGTAGAAAATCCATCATTTGAAAATAGAATATCGCAAGCAGCCGAATTAATTAATACCCTTCAAAATACTACATCCAAAAATAGATTTTTAAAATATGTTCCATTTTTACAAAAACGTTCAGGCGATTGGTGTCAGGCAATTTCAACGTTAGATATAAGGCGGATATATAATCCAGCAATTCCTGCGGATGCTCCATTTATTTTAGTAACAGGTGATAAAATTCTATTATCATATGCGCTACTAGTTGGAGCAAATGTACTTTTTTTGAAATCAGTTTCAGGAGGAGTACCGCAATCAGTAGCATTTTTTTATAATCCAAATGGAAATACAGTAACAAGTGAAGATGAACTTATGAAAGAGTTATTTTGTACAAGAAATCTTAAAGATACATATATATATATTAATGATACTATAAAAAATATCATAATAAATGTACAAAATTATTCTGATGATATAAATATTAAAATAAATACGTATATTGAAAATATTTCTCAAAATAAAATTATAAGCGAAAATAATTATGCTATACTTGATATATTTAATAATATAATTTTACTAATAGCATTAAATCATCAGTACAAATTTCTTATAGATAACTATAATAAAGGATCTGATAATAGTATATTACTTACGAATTTTTGTAAGGGATTAATTCCAAAATTAAATACTGAGCAAACTACACAGTTAAGAGAAATAAGAGATTTTATTTTTCACTTTCAGCGAAACGAAGAATCATATAGAAATCCAGAAATAGATATTCGTTATGCGAAAATGATTACTGATTGTAAATTATTTAATGACAATCTCAAAGAAATAGATCTTTCTAAATATGTAAGTTTATTCAAATATCTTTTATCTTCCTCACAGGGTACACTTGTTGAAAAGATTATTGATACTCTTTTATCAAAAGAAGTCCAAATAGTTGAAAGACGGCGTGGTACAATAAATGTTAAAATGTTCCAGAAACTATCAGAATTTATTAAACTGTTTTCACAAAGTTTAGGATACTCTTATGATATGCGTGGTGGCAGCAGCAG